TGCTACGTTCTTTTGACATGGGCAAAGCGGTTAGAGATTTGGCTAAAAAAGGACGATTGGACGGAGCAGAAGCGGAATTGATTGGCGAAGGTGTTAGCGAAGCACGTGAAGCTGGTATTCAGTCTGGAGGTTTACGAATTGTAATCCCTAGCAAGTACACCGAGAAACGTACTGACATTGACCAAACTACTTCAGCTATTCAGCCAGTAACTGTAGGACGTTATACTGAAGCACTACGTGAGAATGCGGTATACGCTAACGTACCAGGAATCAATGTTTATACTGGTTTGTCAGGTGACATGAAGCTACCAGTTACTGCAAAGCAAACACTTGCATGGGCAACGGCTGAGAATAGTGCTGCGGCTGATGGAGGTGCTAACTTCACTAAGGACACACTAGCTCCAGTACGTTTGACTGGTTATGTTGACGTTTCTAACCGAGTTCTAGCACAAAATGGAACTGCCGCAATGAACGCAGTAATGACTGACTTGGGTCGTTCAGAAGCTGAGTTGATTAACACGGCTATGTTCTCAACTTCAAGTGTATCTAACGCACCAGGCGCACTAGCTGCAACTTCTGGAGTGTTGACATTTACTGAGGAGGCTGCACACTCTTATGGTGTATCAGTACCTAAAGATTTGTTGAGCGCAATGCGCACAGTAGCTAACGATCACGGATTGACTGGAAACCACTCTTACATTCTTTCAACTGAGTTAATTGCTGATGCATTGGCTGGTGTTAATGTAGCTGGTATCACTCCAACAATCACAGAGGGTGGTTACAACCGATACACAATCAACGGAATGAATGCTTTCTTTAGTACTGGAGCGACTAAGGTGGCAGGAACAAGCGGTGACGGTATCTTTGGAGACTTCTCAAGAGTTCACTTTGGACGTTGGGGCGGTCTAAACATCTTGGTTGATCCTTACACAGTAGCTGGTAACGACCAAGTGCGATTGGTAGTTAACTCTAATGTTGACTGGTCACTTGTACAAGGTGCTGCATTTGTTAAATTCACTTCATTGACTGCATAATGAAGGTGTTAGCAAAACAACCTTTGTTTCAATTTGGCGTATTGGCTTATAAAGGTCAAGAAGCGGAAGTATCCGACAAGCTAGGCGAAGAACTAGTAGAGTTGGGATTCGCTACCGAGATAAAAGCCGAAAGGAAGCGAGGTAGAAAAGCGAAAACTGAGAAGTAGGTAATAAATGTGATGGGGGCGAAGCTGGAAAGCCTAGCCCCTTATTTAAAAGCGATTATGAGAATAGTAAGAACACAGAAGCCAGCAGGGTTAGCGATAGGATTAGAAGCCGTTAAAACGCATCTAAGGCTATTGGGTTATGACGATGAAAATAGCCTAGTGGCCAGCTATGTTGATTCGGCTTGTGAGTTCATTTTTCAGCGTACTTGGAAAGTAGTACAAAGTGCAAGCTATACTGCATACTTAGATAAGTTTGAAAGTGACGTAACTATTAAAATGAATCCAGTTACTGCGTTGTCAAGTATCAAATACTACGATGTTGATGGGATTCAACAAACGATGGTAAACGGAACAGATTACTACTATTCATTGAACGGGAACTTTGCTCGTATTCACTTTATTAATGAGCCTACACTAGAAGATAACCGATACGATGCGATAGAGATAGCATTCACGGCTGGATATTCGGACCAATTTGACATTCCAGATGACTTGATTCATTGCTTAAAGATATTGGTAGCGGATGCGTTCAACAATCGAAACAGTCAAACGGCTGGGATGAGCGTAAACGAAAATAAGATACCACAGAGCGTTGACATGATACTAGCGAATAACAGTTTAAAAGATTTCGGCTAATGTGGGACATCGGTAGATATACACGGCTAGTTACAATCATGCGCCCAACGGTGACAAGTGATGCGAGTCATGCGCCCGTTGAGACGTTTGCAGAGTGGCAGAAATGCTATATGAGCAAGCAAGATAAAAGAGTGTCAGAAGGCATGGAGCAAGACAAGAATACTGGCGATAGATATACAATATGGAAGACTGCACGGCCAGTATCAGGTTTGACGTTGAAAGACCAGCTATTGTTAGATGGTGTAACGTACGAGATAAGAGGCATTAGAGAATTAGGGCGCGAGCGTTTGGAAATTGAAACGATAACTAAGTATTAATGGATTTTAGCATTGACATAGAAGGATTCGACGAGGTCATACGAAGCATTCAAAAGCTAGAAGATAGCGTTAAGTCTAAGGAGTTGAAAAAGATATTCGTTAGACAAGCACAACCAATTCTAGAGGAAATGCGGAAACAAGTACCAGTAGCCACAGAAACTATCGAATACAGTAGAAATAGAAATATAAAGATTCCGCCTGGCAACCTTAGAGATAGCTTGAAGAAGTTTAAAGGTAGGAGTGAAGAGTGGCCAGCAGTTTATGTAGGTCCAAAGGTTAAAAAGAAAACCAAATCACAAAGTGATGCAGTAATTGGTTCTGGTTGGTATGGGTACTTCTTGAACTTCGGTACAACAAATGGCAAAGGCGGTATTGAAGCAGATCACTTTATTAAAAGGACATACAGTCTAGTAGCTGCATCAACGGGCAATAGGGTAACGGATAAGACGTTGCGATACTTAGAAAAGTTAGAAAGACAAATAGGATTTGAAGTATACAGATGACATTTGAAGATGCAATAGGGGATATTTTGAAGGCAAACAGTAATTTAACTGATTTGTGCAGTAACATCTACGGGGGAATTGCTCCGCAGAATGGTTCATTACCTTATATCGTTTTTAACAGAAGCGGTCAAATACCTACACCCGACAAGCAAGCCAATAATATCGGTGACTTATTGCTAGAGGTAGACATTTATGCAAGCGGCTACAATGAAGCGATAGAGATAGCCGATGCAGCACGAGAAGCACTAGATTTATCAACTGGAAGCTACACGGGTTTTGATTTTAGCCGTGCGAGGTTCGACAGTCAAAGTAGTGTTGACTACGATGCAGAAACGAGAGCATATTACACCCTACAAGGGTACATAATTTGGTATAAATACACATAGAAATGAAAATAAGATTAACAAAGGCGCATAAAAAGCCTAACGGGAAAAAGATAGCCAAAGGCACTATCATAAGTGTCCACGAAGGGCATCCTTACAAAGACTTTGAGGTGGTGGGTCAAGAAATTGAAACCGCCGATGAAACACAATTTAAACAAATTAAAGAAAACGAAAACGAATAATGGCAACAGCAGGAAAATTCAACGGAAATATCTTAGAGATATCTTTCGGTGGCACAGTTTTGACTCATGCGCTACAACATAGCGAATCACACTCAATGAGTCCTATCGACGTAACAACTAAAGACAGTTCAAGTCAGGAAGAAGTAATCGCAGGTTTGCGAGGTTCTGAAATCTCAGCAAGTGGGTATTTTGCAGAATCAACGGGTGGAACATACGGCTATGAGGACTTGTATGACATTTACGTGGCTGGTAGTTCTGTAACGGTATTGGTAGCAACCACAGAAACTGGTGACGTAACTTATAGCTACACGGCTTATATTACTAGTCTAAGCAGAACTGCGGAAATGGACGCGGCAGTAGCATTTGAAGTATCATTGAAGCCAACTGGCGCAGTATCTAAAGGAGTAGTAGCTTAATAGATTATGAATACCATCACAATTAACGGAAATGACTACCCATTTAGATTAACAATAAGTGGGTTAAGTGCAATTGAGTCAAAGACTGGAAAGTCGATTGAACACATTGACCAAGTAGGCATCATGACACTTGTTTTAACAGTTCTACCCATTGCTATTAATGCTGGTTACAGAAAGCAGCAAAGCGGTGAAAGAATAACGGAAGAACAAGTTATGAACCTGGTTGATGATGACCCAAGTTGCATCTCAAAGGTTAGCGAAATTATGACGTCTCAGATGGAGTCCTTAATGGAGAAAGTCAATGGGGCAGACAAAAAAGCAACCGCTAAAAAAAAATAATTTTCTGGGATTGGGTAGTACAACAAGCAAGTTATTGGTCAATCCCAGACTATTATGAACTTACACTCAGAGAATTCAGCATAGCTATAAAGGCGAAAGCTGATCGAGAAGAGCGAGATTACAGAACGGGTTGGGAACAAGCCCGATGGATTGCGAGGTGGATAGTTCAAGTGAACGTACCAAAGAAGCAAATACCACTAGAAAAAATTGCCCGCTTCCCCTGGGAAGGCACTGACTTTGAACAGATGAAGGATATAATTGACAACTTTAAAGCTAAAAAAGGGCTAGATGGCTAAGAATAGAATAAACATTGCGATAGGTGCAAACCTAAAACAGTTTAGTACCGACATGCAGAATGTCAAGCGTGAGATGCGCAAGACGGGTCGAAAAATGAAGTCTCTAGGCAAAAGCATGACACGTTCTTTGACTGCGCCACTTGGGTTAGTTGGGGTTGCATCTGTTAAACTAGCTGCGGACTTCGAGCAGTCAATGGCAAAGGTTCAAGCAATTAGTGGGGCTACTGGTGCGGGGTTCAAAGCGTTAAATGACAATGCGCTAGAACTTGGCAGGACAACTAGATACACGGCACAACAAGTAGCTGAGTTGCAACTTAATTTGTCCAAGTTAGGATTCGACGCTAAAGAAATAACGGACGCAACTGGTGCTATACTTAATTTAGCATTGGCGACTGGTGAAGATTTGGCTAGTTCGGCAACAACTGCGGCTGCAACTATAAAAGGATTTGGACTAGAAGCTAGCGATGCTGGTATGGTTTCCGATGTTATGGCAAAGTCCTTTAGTAGTTCTGCTTTAGATTTGGAGAAATTCTCTACTGCTATGGCGGTAGTAGCACCCGTGGCAAATAAAGCAGGTGTATCGCTAGAAGAAACAACGGCAATACTTGGAACATTAACAGATAGAGGCGTTGATGCTTCAAGTGCTGGTGCGGCATTAAGGAATATTTATTTGGACTTAGCAGATAATGGTATTACTTGGTCTAATGCAATGAAGCGTTTACAGACGAGTCAAAACCCACTTTCTGAAGCTATGGAGTTGTTCGGCAAAAGGGGGGCAACAGTTGCTTCTATTATAGCTGATAACGTTGATAGTATTGCAAGGCTTACAAGTTCGCTAAAAGATAGCGGTGGTGCAGCTAGCAACATGGCTAAAATAATGGATGATACCGCAAAAGGTTCTTTATTTAGATTAAATTCAGCACTTCAAGGTATAGCTATTGAAATAGGGGATGCTCTGATACCTATATTCCGTTCATTAGCGGATTGGCTAAGTAAAATGGCTGACAGATTTGGTGGTATGTCTGACCATTCAAAAAAATTGTTATTGATTTTTGGAGGACTAGCAGCAGCAGCAGGTCCAGTAGTGTTTGTTGCTGGTTTAATGGTTTCTTCCTTTGGGAGTATATTGGGAGTATTACCTAGCTTAATAATAGGCATTAAGGCTTTAGGAGCTTCTTTAACAACGTTTATGGCTAATCCTGCAACTATTGCTATACTAACAATTACTTCGTTACTTGTTGCACTTTCATTATTAAAGCCAAAAGTAAAAGAACTTTCTGATGAACAGAAACGATCAGCGCAATTTGTCAAGGATTTAAACAAAGTACAAAACGATGCAGCAGTAAAGGCTGAAACACAACGGATAAAACTTGAACGTTTAAACAACGTAATCAAGGACAACACGATACGAGAGAATACACGTAGAGATGCTATTATTTCACTAAGAAAGGAAATGCCTTCTTATCTTAAGAATATATCAGATGAAGAATTACTAACCAAAGGTGCAACAAAACAAATAGACTTGTATGTTTCAGCCTTAAAAAGTAAAGCAATCGCACAAGGGTTACAAGCGAAAATACAAGATAAGGCAAATAGACTTGCAGAGTTAGAAGTTCAAAAGGCGCAACCCGAAATACCTATTGCCCCACAATTCAAGATAGACCAATACGGTAATAGAATTATTGATGAACAAGCAAAGAAGGCTGCGGAGGACTTGCGTGAAACTGTAAAAGAAAGGGTAGAGTCAGAGATATCGGATCTGAATAAAGAAATAGATAGTCTGATAAAAATACAAGATAAGTATAATCAAGCTAGTGATTTTGGCGATAAAGATATTAATAATCTTGGTGGCAATATAGGAGACATCGGAGGTAAAGATAGACAAAAACAATTTGAGCAAAGGTTAAAAGATAACCAAAAATATCTAGCGGAGTTAAGCAAACAGAGGATAGAAAACATAACCAATGAAAAACGTCAAGCGTTAGAATTGGCTGCATGGAACTCAGAACAAAGAATCAAAGAAATACAAAATAGTTTAGCGGATGAAAAAATCAAAAATGATTTAATAAATGAGGAAACGAAACGAGCCGATGCCGAGCGTATATCTATTACCAAGGATTTTAACACAAAAGCTAAAAAAGAACTATTTGACAATGAGTTAAAATCATTAGAGGCATTCAACAAAGAAAAGTCTACACATTTAATTGAATCACTAAATGCAAATCAAATAACTGAACAAACTTTCCAACAACAATCTCTGCAAAACGATTTGGAGTTTTTGAAATTGAAATTAGAATTATACAAAAAGTATGGGAAAGACTTGACCGATTTGCAATTAGATTTGGCTAAAAAACAACAAGATATACAAGATCAAATGGCTGCGGGGACTACCGATACTTGGGTGTCAACATTTAAAAGTATGGAGATGGCGATAGAAAGCTTCATTACTGATACGATAGGCGGCTTTTTAGATGCACTAGGTCAGGAGATGGCTGGAAGCACAAAGGCGATTGATAGATTCGGTGAGACCATTATTGCATCATTTGGTAAATTCATAAGTCAATTTGGACAAATGCTGATGGCTTATGGTGTAGCAAAAACCGTTTTATTTAAAGGTGGACCAATGAGTGGTCCAGCAGCCATTGCGGCTGGTGCAGCACTAGTTGTTCTCGGTGGAGCATTAAAACAAATGTCTAATCGTGCATCGGAAGCAGCAGATGGTGGCTATGGCAATTATGGTGTTGGTGATACTTTTGCTCCACCTAGCACGGGAATGGGTAGCGGTAGCACATACGGCACTAGCAACGATGTAATGACACTTGAGACAGTAGTGTACGGTAGAGATATAGTTTTAAGCTCAAATAGACAACACGGGACAATCAGTAGAACGAGAAGAAAGTAATGGGTGTACAGATAAAAGGCGAATTTTTTAGTGATAACGGTGGCAACTGGGAGGTGTATATTTATAACTCCAGTTATGCCAGCACCGTTACTGATGTAATAGTACACGATTTAAACATCACTTGGGAGAGTCAAGGTGACGACTTGCTAGAACCACTAAAAGCTAGTAGGGCTGCATTTAGCTTTATAAATGATTCAAGTGCGGTTGATAGCTTAATAAGTGGTATAAAGAACGGTGACGAGGATCAGTTCCACATGGTCATCGAAAAGGAATCCAATCTATATTGGGCTGGTGTTGTTTTGATAGACCAGTTATCATGGGAGGATAAGCCAAAGCCTAGAATCGTAACTATACAAGCTATTGATGGTATAGGTAGACTTGCTGACATTGAATTTGACTTTGCGACAGATGCAGCTAACCCAGCACAAACGTCGATGCTGGGCTACATATTTGAAGCATTGGAATATAATGGACTAAGTCAATACTGGGGTGCTAGTGATGCCTACTTCAAGGAGAGTTGCGAGTTTTACGAAACACAGATGCCAACTACTGGGGGTGTATTTGACACGAATCAAAGCCCGTTATTAAATACTCGTTGTGATAGGTTTTTGTTTATCACAGATGAGGTAGCTGGTGAGCAAGTAGTTCAAAGAGGATTGAGGACCATAACACTTCCGACATACAGACCAGTCATGTGCAGCGAGGTTTTATCTTCCATATTGCAGCTTTTTAGTTGTCGCATCATGATGGTAGATGGTAGCTACCAAATACAACAAGTGAGAAACTTTACAAGCGGAAGCCACAAGGTTAGGTCAATTAGCAAAAGTTTATCTATTGTGTCTTATGGCACTCCCAACAACCGACAAACTGAGGGTTCTGAAGTGCAAAGGTT